TAGCCATTTTTTGTTACCTCTTTGTGTTAAACTGTGCCTACGACTTCTTCAAAACTCACACCTGTGCGAGTAGCAACAAATGTAAGACCAATGAAGTTGATAGATCTTGCTGGTTTTACGAAAATATCAGCTCTAAATTGATTTGCATCAATTATGTCTGGAGTATTATTTGTCTCATCACAGATAACTAAGAAGTCACTCATTCCTCTTTTTGCTTTTACATCACGAAGATAAGGTTCGACAATATTGATAAAATTGGATCTAGTAATTACATCATTAAACTCAAATAGTTGTGCTCTTGCTGCTCTTTCGATTGTTTCTTCGAGCGTAAGGAATAAACGACGAACATTAATTCTATCAAATGCAGAAGCATAAGATAAAGCAGTTTTGTCACCAAAAAGAATAATTCCAGAACCAGGTGAATAGATAATTGGGTTAATTCTTTTTGGATATAGAAGGTCTCTTTGACCTTGTGATGGATTGTATGCAAGTTTCACAGCATTACTAATTGCTCCTCTTGAAGAACCAGCAGGAGAGAACCACGGGAATTGGTTGATTGATGTTCTAGCCATCAATCCAGCAACATCTGCATTGCAAGGTATGTATCTAAATGTATTATTGAAGCGATCAAATGTATACTTATATCCAGTATCAAAAACTGCATAGGAACTTGATGTTATGGGATCAAAGAAATTAATAATATTTGTAGTTTGTGTATCGGTGCTTGTAATGTTCAATACTCCAGATTTGTATGGAGAAATAACAGCTATACAATCTTTTCTTTCTTCGGCAATTGAAATTAAAGTATTTGCTTTTGACTGTGCTTCAAAAATTGAAGAACCACTAGATGGACCATTAATCAGAAAATTGATTGAATACTCAGCAGGATTTCTAAAAATTTCATAAGATGAAATAATATCTCCAAATGTCGGTGCCATTCCCCCAGTTGAACTATAATCAACACCACCAGTTAAATTGTAAGTTACATTTCCAATCCCTGCAAATGAAGTGCTTTGGGCATTAGCACCCCAGTTTCCTATACCTGTATTGGTATATCCAGTATATGTTGTAAAATCAGTAGCAGAGCCAGTAGGAGCAAATCCGGCATAAATGTAATTTGATACATCTGCAATTAAATCTTTATAATATACAACTTCTGATGGAGATATTTTACCATCTAATGCCTTAGAAAGGTGTGTATATTTTTCAAGAATATTTCCTGCAATCCCGGTCACGCTACCAGTATCATCGACAACTAATACGTGAATTTCATCATTTTTTGAATTTCTTTCTGATGCATATTGGGAAGTAGATGGTTTTTCGGCAATTGATTTCCAATATATTGTAGAATTAGTTAATCCTAATGTTTGCAAATTATACCAATCAGAAACAGTAATCGCAGCAGAACCACTAGTAGCAAAATCAAATGCAGTTCCTGCTGGAACTAATGAAACAAATTGAACGTTTGTTCCCACTCCTGCCGAAGCAGAATTTATTAAAATTGTATTTTGTGTGCCACCATTAATAGTTGTAGTTCCAAGACCAACAATTGTAGAAGTGTTTACTATTCCTGCAGTAATTGTTCTAATTTGGTATCCAGCAGATACTCCAGAAGTTGGAAGATTTTGAGTAAGAGATATAGGTCTAATAACAGTAGAACCAGATCCTACTGAACCAAAAAATCTATTTGCTTCAACCGATGTAGTAACTCCCGAAGTAGTTTTGAAAAAATAAGAACCAGATTGAGAAGGAAAAGAATTAATACTATTTTGTGAATATGATACGTTAGTTGATAAACCAGATGAATTATCGTATCTATCAGTAACCTTTACATCAACGTTTTGGTCGCCAATTTTTGTAACAATTCCTCTTAAATATCCAGTAAAATTTGAAGCAGATCCAACTCCAGCAAGAGAAGTATTAACCCCAACGGTTACACCAAAACCAACCGATAACCCAAAAGTACCAATTGCAACTCTTTGATCTGCGGCAGAGTCAATTACACATACTTTTAAATTATTTGCCCAAGAACCTGGATTTTTTGCTCCATAATACCAAGTTGACCCGGTAGAATAATTATTTGTATAATCTTCATAAGATTTAATTTTAAGAGTAACGGAATCAGCTGAAACGCCAGCATTTGAATTGTTCAAATTTGATCCATCAGTTCTAACTACTCTTAGAATACCACCATATGAAAGATAAGATGAAGCACTCATCCAATATTCGTATTGCGAATCGGTAGATAATGGTTTTCCGAAATATTTCAACAAATCCTGTTCTGTTTCAATTAAAATTGGATAATCTACTGGACCTTGAGAAAAAGGACCAACAATTGCACCAGTTTGATCATTTACGCCATCAATTCTTCCAATAGTTAAATCGACTTCCCTTACCCTTACGCCCGGAGATACTAAATTTACCGCCATGTCTTTCCCTCTGAAGAAATTTCATTTTGTCTAAAAGTATTTATAAATTACCAATTTTATCTGTACTCCCACATATATGAGACATCACCATATTCATCGGTGTGCCATCTGTCCCCATCATTATCTACAAAAGAAGTTTCTTCATTTAGGCCATCAGTAATAAATCCAAATGGAGACATATCTTGTTCTATTTGTTCTTTTTGATCTTCGTATATTCTTTTTCGAACATCATTCTCTGTCATTTCTTTAAAATAATCTTGAACAACTAACCAAGAAAAAATTACTAAACACATTACCAAATCATCATTGCATCCTTCTTCTGCTTCAAATGATTGATTTTTTTGAATAAAAGTAGTAAGTTCACTAATAATTTCGTAGTCATTAAAAATAAGTTTATCGTCTTCAATAATTGTTTTTAGATTTGAACAACCAACTCTTTTAACTGTTTTTGACATCTTTACGCCAAGTTGTGTTTTCTTTCCAGAGAATCCTTGCCCAACAAGTTGCCCTGCTCTTCCTCTCATTGCACACATTAAAATATTATCATACTCTAAATCAAAATGAAGAATACTTGTAACTTGTTCTCCAATATCATTTACTTCTGCTAACACAAATGATTTATTATATGCTTTTGCTACATCTAAAATTATATTTGGGAATAACATTGGTTTAATTTCATTATTCCTATATTTTGCTACTATTTTATAAGGAAAGGTTGATATATCAAAAACAACAAATGCCGAATAATCGTTATTCAATCCTCTCGAAACGTCCACTGTAATTATATAAGTATGCTCGTCTTTCGGTTTTTCGTATACATCTAACCCCCCACTTCTTTTGATTGGTTCATCATAAACCAAAGTTTTTATTTTTGATGGATTGATTAATGTTCCAATAGAACCCAAGAACTCGCATTCAAACTCAACTTGAAACTGTTGTTCACTTGTGTTTTCTATTGTTTGTTTTTTCCATACCTGATCTCTACCAGGAACTTCACTCCAATGAACTTCGGTAGGAATGTATTGATTTTTTGATCTTTCAGCATCATGCCAAATTTTATAAAAATGATTCATTCCGTGAGGAGTAGAAACAATAATTAATTTGGTAGATTGCCCAGAAGATATGGTAGGATAAACAGAACTGAAAAAATCTTCAGCAATATGGTTAGGAACGAATGCAAATTCGTCCAAAAAGATGATATTATAAGAACCACCACGCACCGCAGAGGCAGACGTAGAGGCAGCAAGAATCTTTGAACCATTCTCTAGTTCTAATGAACCCCTATTCCATATTAAAACCCCCTGCTGCATCCATTTAGGTAGGTTTTCGTATGCTAATTGAAGTCTTCCAAGAAGGTCTCTAGCAGTAGACGCTTTATTAGCAAGAATCGCAATATTGACATTATCATTAAATAGTGCGTAATGAAGCAAATAAGAAACGACAGTGGTAGATTTACCAGACTGTCTTGGCATTTTGCATACGTTAAATCTGTGATCATGGAAATTCTTAATAAGTTTTTCTTGAAACTTGTACATATTAAAAGGCACAAGACCGTGATCAAGTGAAACAATTTTTATGTAGTTTTTCGCAAAATACACAGGATCTTTTTTACATTTTATAAATTGCTCAATTTGATCCTTGGTAAACTCTATTGGCGTATTTGCCTTTTTTAATAGAGGATTACCCAGATATTGATCGTTACTCATTATTTATTCATCCTTAAACTGCCCTAAACCAATACAACTTAATGTCTCTTGTTGTTTAAAATATAACTTCACATAACACTTACAAATGTTTCTAAGTGACTCAATATCTTTACATTCATTCAAATCCCTTGAAATTTTTTCGTATTCAAATATTTTAGTTAGATTTATTAGTTCAATAAGATTTGGGTCCATTTGGTTCTCCTGTAAATAATAATGGTTTGTTTGGATCATTTGCTGAAGGATTAAATGCTAATACAATTGCATTTGGATAAACTTTTCTAATTTCTCTTGTTACTTCCGTTTTTGTTGGTCTGGTAAATTGTTGAAAAAACATTTGAGTTGTTATGTATTTTCCTCTCCAATTTATTAGTATAGTATATGTAGATCCACGAGTTTGTATTCTTAAATAGTTTTCATCTATATTTGTTTCCTCATTTTTTGTGCTATTTCCCCAATTAGCAGCACCAACTTTACGGCATTTTACAAGAGCCCCCGAGGCATAGGCAGAAGGCCAAACAGAATATCTTGATTTTACTTTAGTATAACAAGCATCTTTGGTTCCACTACCTTTAGTTTTTGTATCCGATTCTTCCTTTACATCAGTAGCAACATAAGTTGGTGATGCAGCATTTGATTTTGATTGTTGTCCTGGGTCTGCTTTTTTCTTTCTTGTTGCTGCGGATTCTCTTTCTGCATCAGTCATACTTGCTCTTTTTGAGGATGAAACGCACTTTGGAGTTCCTTCTCCTGGTTCATCACTTGCACAAGTTCCGCCAGTTACTACATTTACCCAACCAGACTTTCCATCCTTTGATTTGGACTTACCAAACCAATCACGAAGACCTTCTTCGTTCATTTCCGTTTCTTCTACTTTTACACAGTTTGGGTATTTTTTCCCAAACATTTTTTTCATACCTTTTTTCTTATAACCTTTCCAACAAGCTTCTCCAATTTCTTGACTATCAACATAATCTGCTGCAGTATCAATATAATCTGCTGCTTTGGTAATTTTGGATTGCACCCAAGCTTTAATATCTCCTTCACCTTTCATTTTTTTACGAAGTCTTTTTGCAGCATTTGAAATTGTAGATAATTCCGAACGAGCCATCGAATATTCGTGGTCTTCTTTTTTTGAAGATTCCTCGATATTACAATCATTAGTTCCGTGAGAGGGGCAATATTTTCCTTTTTTAGTTTTATTGCAAATAGATTTTGTTTCTACTACAAACTGTTTAAAACTTTTCATATGTATCTTTTTAACTATTTAGAAATATCTTCTGCATTTAAACCATTTTTAAGAAGTTTTTGTAGTTCCGCAGTAGAACCAATAAAGAGTGCATTTGTAACATTCTTTGGTCCAGATTTTTCTTCTTTTTTAAGTTCTTTTACTTTTTGATGTATATCCATTAGTTTATCAGTAGAATCAGCAACACTTTTAATCAACTGCCCAAAAACTTCATATGCCCTTGGTTGTTGTCCATCTTGAGCAAGTTCCAAAAGACTTGTTGCTGCTTCTTGTCCTTTTTCGATTAAATTATAAAGAGTCCCACGAATATAATCATAATCTAATTCGGAGTGATCTTTATTTTCGATAATTTTTATTTCTTTTTTTGATTGTTTAATAATTTCTTTTGCTGTAATTGTTGCTTTAATTTCCAAAGACTCATCTATCTTATCGAAATTATTTTTCATACATCAATACCTTTAGTTGGACTATAAATTTTTCCGTCACCATAGTCATAACGATATTCACTAAATCCAAAATCATCATCCTGTTCGATTAAAGCGTCATCTGCATTAT